TTATTTTAACAGGGCAATGGTTTCCCGTAACTGTTCAATAGTCTTGTGATTATACACCCTGTTTCCCACATCCTTTGACTTATGACCCATCAGCATATCAATACATTTTCTGTTGCCTTTGGCATTGTCAAGATTGGTTTCAAAGGTGTGCCGTGCTTCATGCGGTGTCTTGTCTGCACCTATCTTTTCCATGACTTCACCCCAACACTTATAGTAATTTGCCTGACTGAACTTTTTGCCCTGATAAGTGAACAGGTACTTGTTCCCTTCATCAACCAGTGCTTTCACAAATGGTTTGATGCGGTCATGTATAGGAACAATACGACACTTTCCGGCAGCGGTCTTGATTCCACCTTCAAAGTACCAGTCCTTGATGTTTACCTGTTCAGTTTTCATTCCCAGCAATTCCTGTAATCTGAACCCCGTATATATGTAGATCAGTACGGTATTGATCCAAGGATCATCTTTTATTTTCCACAGTGCATCAACCTGTTCAGGCGTGAACGGTTCACGGGTGGTATCAGGTATTGGTGGGGCGGTGGTAATTTGTGAATACATTTTATCTATCAGGTCAATTTCAAAAGCAAAACGGTCAAGGTGACCGAACAGATTCTTGATTGACCATTGTGTTGAATACCCACACCCGCAGTTGTCAATGCAGTCTTGCATCTGATAAGATTTCAATGATCGGTACTTCACACCGTAGTATTTTGAACAGTGCTTGAACGCTGAACGCAAAGACTGTTGATTTGATTTTCCTAACTTGGGTAACTTAATTTCAGACCAACGCTGATAGAGTACAACCAAGGTGACCTTTTCCCGGTCAATGTCCCAAGGGTTGTTGTTATATTCAGCCAATAGGATGTTGGCTTTTTCTTCTGTTTCAGCGTAACCGATAGGGGTTTGTTTTGCGTGTCCCTGTTCGTCATATATGGTGACCTTGGCAAGCCACGGGCGTGATCGGTTACCCTTCAACTTGGTCACGCATCCGTAACCGTTTGGGTTTCTTCTTCCCATGTATATCATTCCTTCCTGATTGAAATTTCAAGGAATGGATGATATAATTAGGATTGCATAGCCTATATCATCCTATTCCTTGGTATAGAGTTATAAGAACCCTGACCGCTGCAACGGTTGGGGTTCATTTTTGTTCAGTTATAATTCAATATGTGAAGGTGCTGCAACACCTTTATTCTGTAAATCAAGAAATTTTCCATATTCCATTGCCGTTCCCCAAAAGGCAAGCATACCTTTGTCATATTCCACAACCAAGTAATACTTCTTTGCACCTTTTAATTTTGATGTGTTTTTTGCCTGACCGTGATATTTTAACATGAACTTTTCTTCTTCCATTGCTGAAAATGACTTGATTCTGTTCATTGGAAGTGTAACCGTAGTTTCAGGCTTGATTCTTTTGATCTCAAATACATCACCTTTCACTTCAATTCTGCAAGGGTAATCAGTCGCAAACCCTTCAATTCCTTCATAATGTCCTACTGGTATTCCTGATTCTTTCTTTTTTCCAAACATTTTTACCTTCCTTTCATTCAGTAACCGTTGTAACGGTTGGTAACGGTTTAAGTATCTGTTATAAATGCAGTATTATCAATAGGGTAACGGTTAGTAACTGTTGATAATTGATTTTCTTTATATTTTGATTATGTAGTAATTCTAATGTAAAAAATAAAAAAGTAAAAATATAGAGTATAGAAAAACAACAGTTACCCGTTACCAACAGTTACCTTTTGGAAAAGTCAACCCATATTATGCCGTTTGACTTCCTGATGATTCTTTTTTGACAGAATATTTTTCATCATCCAGTAATGTGTTAATTCGTTCAATGACTTTAATTCTGTCAACTGCATCCAGTTTAATAAATGAAGAAATCACAAATTGGGTTTCTTCATCATAAACTTGTTTTACCAGTTCAACAGATTCAGACTGTTCTTGAATATTTGAACAATCCATTAGATCACAAACTGATACACCAAGTTTTTCTGCTATGATCTTTAACTTGGATGTGGGGACATCGTTAGTCCCTGATTCAATCTTTGAAATAGTTGACCGTGCGTTGTCCGTATTCCACCCGCAAAGGTTGGCAAGTGCTTCTTGAGAAAGTCCTTTATCGTCCCGGTATTTTTTGATGTTATTACCAAGAATTTTCAGAAAATCCTTCTTTCTGTCTACCACAAATGTCACCCCCTTTCTATATGTAATTTTACTATGTTAGGGACTGAAAATCAACTTTTTTTAAGTTTTTTATAAAAAATAGTTGACATTCAATCCACATAGGTTTATAGTATGAAATGTGGACGGACAATCCACAAGAAACAAAGCAAGTAGGAAGGACACGGGTGAAGCGATAGGGCTACACGCAAGTGACATGGTGGTCAGGCTGCCGGATAGCAGATAGAGCGTGTGAAGAATAAACATGACCCGTCAAAGTAGTTGAAGAAAACAGGAACGGTAGGGCAAGAAAGCACAGTGTACCGCACTATTTGAAGAAAGCGGACAGGCTGAACCAATCGGCACTTTACCCCTAAAACAAGAAACCGTTAAGTGGAAGAATCAACCGCACGAGATGACACAGCACTTTGTTTCAGGGTCAGGAAGTTCCCCGACTTCCTGACTACTTCAAAAAGAACTGTTGCAGCAGTTCCGGGGAAAAGAACCAAGGAATAGGATTTCAGTTCTTTCAAAAAATTGTCTATTGTGTGTCGGTCAACAGGTTTTGGTGGTTTTAATGTGAAACCCCGGCGGTTTGAACAGCACCGTTCAAAAAGTTCAATGATGTGTAACAGGTTTTCAGATTTTAATGTGAAATCTGATAAAGGAAAGACACCCCTGATTGTACTAAGGTGTGCTGACAATAGACAACTTTTTGAAGGAACTGGGAAAGGATAAAGGCAATGATTGATTTCATAAAAGATGCGGATTGCACCAAGGAAACACCTGTCAAATTGGGTGTTCCTGATGCACCGATATATGGCAAGGGCATCAAATTGAAACCAAGGGTTGACGGTAGAACTGATTCAGAGCATTTCAAGAAAATCTATTTGCCGGAACTTTTACCACTTGAAGAATATGATCTGATAGTTGTTTTGATTTCCGGCGGTAAGGATTCAGTTGCTTGTTACCTAAAACTTCTTGAACTTGGTGTACCAAAAGAAAGAATAGAGTTTTGGCATCACGATATTGACGGCGGGCATCCTTCAAGGCGTATGGACTGGAAATGTACCCAAAACTATGTAAAAGCACTTGCAGATGCAGAGGGTATCAAGTTAAGGGTTTCATACAGGGTGAATGGTTTCTTTGGTGAATTGTATCGGATAGGTGCATCAGAACCCATTGAATGGATTGACCCTGATACTGGTGAAGTAAAGCAGTGCAAACTTTCAAGCAATTATCTGAAATGCAAAGAACTGAAAGAACAGGCAACAGAGGAAATGGAAGAACTTCTGAAAAAGTACGGTTATAGAATGAAGTTCCCCGCAAAAACTGGTGATCTGTCACGGCGTTGGTGTTCTGCATATCTGAAAATATGTGTTGCAGATACGGTTGTCAGTAATCTTGACCGCCTTGGTGAACTTGAAGAACTGGGTGGTAAGGGGTGTTGTTCAATGTATGTTGAACTACTGGTTGGGAATGAATCAGGAACAAAAGTATATCAGCCTGTTGTTCAGGAAGGTATTGAATGGTCAACAGAAAGAAAAAACACCCCCGGCAAACTGGTTTTCAAAGTCCTGTATGACAACATTCTTGATTTTTCAGAAGGTAGTCCAGTCAGGATGAAGGTGGACGGTGACAATGTATTCTTTGGTTTTGTGTTCAAGCAGCAGAGAACCAAGGACAAAATCATTACTGTCACCGCCTACGATCAGTTGAGGTACTTAAAAAATAAAGATACCAAGGTCTATGAAGGAAAGACGGCAAACCAATTTGTGAAAATGATTGCAGATGATTATGCCCTGAACCTTGGCACACTGGATGATACCGGGTATGTCATTGAATCAAGGGTTGAAGAAAATACTTCACTGTTTGAAATGATAGCAAATGCCCTTGACCTGACACTGACCAATACCGGGGAAATGTATGTGTTATATGATGACTTTGGGAAACTTACCCTGAAAAGCCTGTCATCTATGTATGTGGGTGTTCCGGGGGCGTACCTGATGATTGATGAAGAAACCGGGCAAAACTTTGACTATACTTCATCTATTGATGAAAACACATATAACAAAATCAAACTGACCTATGATAACAAGGACACAGGAAAGCGTGATGTTTACATCACACAGGATTCTTCCAACATTAACAAGTGGGGTATCTTACAGTATTTTGACACCTTGCAGAAAGGTGAAAATGGTCAGGCAAAAGCAGATGCCCTTTTGAAACTGTATAACAAAAAGACCCGTAACCTAAAAATCACTAATGCTTTAGGTGACAACAGAGTGCGGGCGGGTTCAATGGTTGTCATCAACCTTGACCTTGGTGATGTGAAACTGAAAAACTGGATGCTTGTTGAAAAATGCAAGCATACCTACAAGGAAGGTGAACATTGGATGGATTTGACACTTAGAGGGGGTGAATTTGTTGCCTGATGCAAATGAACTTGTTAATACCCTGAAAAGGGCAGCCGTTGAAGCGGTTGAAGCGGGGAAACCCGTGAATGTATATTTTGGTGAGGTCGTGAGTGCTTCACCTTTGAAAATCAATGTTGAACAGAAGATGATACTTGGTGAAAAACAGTTGATTCTTTCAAGAAATGTGACGGATTTTAGCACAATGGTAACAGTTGACTGGACTTCTGAAAGCAGTCTTTCCACCCACAACCACACTGTAAAAGGTGACAATGGCAGCGGTGGCAACATTGACTTGAACACAGGGTCAAAGAACCTTGCACATACTCACAAAATTACAGGAAAAAAGAAGATCATCATTCACAATGGCTTGGCGGTTGGTGATGAAGTTATCCTGATAAGACAGCAAGAAGGTCAACGCTTCATTGTTGTGGATAGGATAGGCAAATGATTCCTTCAACAGTTGGTTTTCTTGACCAAGATTTTGAAATAGAAACACAGCCAAGCCTAACTTATAAAATGGATTTAGACGGTGATTCAGTCAGGGGTCTTGTGGATGAACAGGATGCTATGAAGCAGATGATTTTCAGAACACTGCAAACAGAAAGGTATCAGTACATCATATATCCGTGGTATTACGGCATTGAAACACTTGACCTGTATGGTGAACCTGTCACTTGGGTTTGCCCTGAATTAGAACGCAGAATCAGTGAAGCGTTAGCCGTTGATGAAAGAATCACGGGCGTGACCGACTTTGAATTTGACCTGACGGTCAAAGGTGTGGTTCATGCCTATTTTACCGTAAAAACAATTTACGGTGATATTAAAGCAGAGAAGGGGGTGAAGATTTAGAATGTATGAAGATCAGACTTATGACATTATCCTTGAAAGGATGATGAACCGGGTATCTGACAAAATTGACAAAAGACCGTCATCCCCTGTTTACGATCTGCATAGTTCAACAGCCATTGAATTTCAGATTTTATACATTGAGTTGGAATATCTGATAAAAAATTCATACGGTGATACTGCTGCAAGGGAATTTCTGATCTTGCTTGCAAAGGACAGGGGACTTTCACCTGAACCCGCAACCAAGGCAATCTTACAGGGTGAGTTCACACCAACAAACATTGATGTTACTGGAAAGCGTTTCAACATCGGTGAAATAAACTATGTTGTGACTGAACAGATCACACCGGGAACATACAAGGTTCAGTGTGAAACAGAAGGTGTTGTTGGCAATCAGTACCTTGGGGATATGATACCAATGGAATATATTGACGGATTGCAGACGGCAAGCCTGACAAGCGTACTTATTCCCGGTGAAGATGAAGAAGATACAGAAGTTTTCAGACAGCGTTACTTTGACAGCTTCAATGAACAGTCCTTTGGTGGCAACCACGCTGATTATATGGCAAAGGTCAAAAGTATTGAAGGTGTTGGGTCATGTAAGGTCAAGCGTGTTTGGAATGGTGACATTAGACCCGCTGACATGATCGTCAGTACAGTGGTCAAGAACTGGTATGAATCAATCATTTCAACAGTTCCGGCAGCAGTCAAACCGTGGCTTGATGCCGTATATAATGCAGCCAAGGACAAGAAACTGACGGTTGGTGGTACTGTTCATGTAGTCATCACTGATTCTGATGATTATGGTGAAGCAAGTTCAACACTTGTTCAATATGTTCAGCAGACACTTGACCCGGAAGAAACTGCCGGGGAAGGTTACGGACTTGCACCAATCGGTCATGTGGTCAGTGTAGCAAGTGCATCACCTGTCAGTATTGAGGTCAAGACCACGGTAACCTTTGAAGAAGGTCACAACTGGTCAAATACCAAGGCAGCCATTGCAGAAGCAGTTGATGCGTACTTCTTGGAATTAAGAAAGAACTGGTCAGAAACATCACAAACCATTGTCAGGGTATCGCAGATTGAAAACCACATCCTTGGCGTTGATGGTGTGGTGGATGTGACCGGGACAAAGCTGAACGGCACGGCAAGCAATATGACCTTGACAGAATTTTGCATACCAAAGTTAGGGGGTGTTTCTGCATGATAAGAGAAGTTGACCTTGTTTCATACTTACCGCCATTCATGCAGAACTACAAAGAACCCGTTGCAGCACTTGAAGCGGAAAACCCTGAATTTAGTCTGATGTGGTCGGCAACTGACAGGTGTTTGCGTAACCGCTTCATTTCAACCGCTGATGAATATGGAATCAGCCGATTTGAAAAGATGCTGAAAATATACCCAACTGCTGATGATACCCTTGAATCAAGGCGTTCAAGGGTTCAAAGCAAGTGGTTCAACACAATCCCGTACACTTGGAAAGTGTTGCTTCAAAAGTTGCTTGTCCTTTGTGGTGACAGTGATTTTGAAGTGACTGGTGATTTCAAGACCGGGTACACACTGTATATTGACACTGACCTTGAATTATATGGTCAGGTGGAAGAACTGGAAAACATCATAAACACAATGATTCCTGAAAATCTTGTGGTTGTATCTAAGAACAGCATCCCTTGCAACATCAAAGGTACTGTTCTTTTTGGTGGTGGCATCTGCTTCATCAATGAATTTATCATCACAAACGATTTCCGGGAAGTGTTTGATGTGAACGGTTCATCAGTCTTTGGTGGTGGAATCGTTCAGACTGAAATGCTGAACATCACAAATGACAGTCAGGAAACAGTGAGTGTTCAGGGTACAGTGAACTTTGGTGGTAAGGCAACAGATACCGCAATGGTAACCATTTCAACAGATTTTAATGAAACAATCCGGGCAGATATGGATGCAAAGGCAGCATCCGGCGTTGTTCAGGTAGACTTCATTGAGATAAAAACAACATAGAAAGGAATGATAAGATGGCAGAGTATTCAAAACTTTACATCACAAACAATGGTCAGGCACTTATGGCAAAGATGATTGCCGGGTCAGGAAACATTGATTTTACAAAAGTATGTTCTTCCAGTACCCAGTACACTGAAAGTCAGTTACAGGCATTGACCGCACTTAGCAACATCAAGCAGACAACCCTTGTTTCCAAGGTTACCCGCACAAATGAGGTTGCAATCAAAATTGATGCAGCATATTCCAATGTAGACCTGAAAGAAGGTTACTATATGCGTACACTTGGCTTATATGCCGTTGACCCTGACAAGGGTGAAATCCTGTATGCAGTCTGCATTGAAAAGTCAAATAACTGTTATATGCCACCATATAACGGTGTTACGGTATCGGCTGCATACTTACAGTTATATACCACAGTAGGAAACGCTGACAACGTATCACTTGCGGTCAGTCCGGGTGCGTATGCAACGGTTGGTGACATTCAGGCACTTGAAAAAGAAATTGCTGATCTGAAAGCCTTTGTTGGATATTCAGACGGTGACATTTATGGTGTTGAAGTGGATTTTGAAAATAAAAAGTTCACAAGACTTGCCGGAGCAGTAAACCGTTCAGCGGGTTCAGGATTTGACGGAATCAATGCCTTTGGTGGTAGAAAGCGTTGCAACCTTACCAATGACGGGCGTGTTGCTGCATATTACGGTGAAGCCGGATTTTCTACTACTGGAAAACTGACACAGGCGGTTGACCGTAACCCGGTAGGTACGGAATCACCTGATGAAAACCTGAAATTCAGTGCCGGGACAATCGTTCAGGTAATGGTTGAACAGCCAAAGTTTTATTACAAGGTTGTACCGCTTAAAACTGAAAAGAGAACCAAGGGGGCAATCACAAGAAAAATCAGATACTATGTATCAGATACACCAAAGGCGGGATTCAAACTTCACCCGGCGTTCATTGTAAATGGTCAGGAAAATGATGTTGCATATCTTGCAGCCTTTGAAGGTTCACTTTGGGATGCATCTGCATCAGCATACATTCTTGATGATTCACAGGTTGCTGACTTTGCTGCTGATATGTTATGCAGTATTGCTAATGCAAAACCGCTTTCAGGACTTACACAGAACGCAACCCGTGCCAATATCAGAAAACTTGCTGAAAAACGTGGTACTGGTTGGGAACAGGGTGTTGTTCAGACGGCATCCGCTTCACAGATGCTTATGCTGATTGAATATGCAACCTTCAACATGCAGTCTGTCATTGGTAACGGTGCGGTTTCAAAGACTGATGACGGTAAAACATCCATGACAGAAAATACAGGTGCAACAATCACCCTTGGTAATGCATCCGGTTCAGTTGTCAACGCTAACGGTATTCAGATTGTTTCATACCGTGGTGAAGAAAACTTTTGGGGCAACATTTGGTGGTGGATTGATGGAATCAATCACTATGCGAACGCAACCACAGGTGAGTGTGAAACCTATGTTGCAGATCATGGTTTTGCTGATGACATTAAGGCAGCACCTTATGAAGATACAGGAATGACCGCAAAGTATGGAAACGGTTATATTTCCGCTTTCTGCTATTCAGAAGATTTTGATTGGTTGTTCTTACCGGGTGAGTTCAACGGAAACACTGCACTTCCTGTTGGTGATCACTGTTGGAATCAGAACGGTACTGGTTGGCGTGTCGCTCTATTGGGTGCTAGTTGGTATTATGGCTTGACTGCCGGTGCTTTCTGTTGGTATCTGGATTTTGCTTCTTCTAATCGTACTCGGGATGTCGGCGGTCGGTTGGTGTATCGAAAAAAGGTGGCAGCATAACAGGCAACCAGTAATTCACACAATTTTAGGTAATCAGGATGCTAAGGATGACGATTTTCAAGCAGAAAGACAATAAAAAGACAAAAAACCAATGTCACTAAATTAGGTGCTAATTGGAATAATGGCTTGAATACCAGTGCTTTCTATTGGAATCTGAATAATGCTTCTTCTAATCGTAATCGGAATATCAGCAGTCAGTTAGTAAATGCACAAATATCACTTGAAACATCCCGTCAGAAATGGCGGGGTGTTCTTATAAATCAATGTACTGAAAACTGATTACCGTGCCACTTGGCAAAACATCAAAATACATGGGCTGTATTAGTAGACCGTCACCTGACGGGTTGAAAGTTCGGTTCAGTGCATACAGAAGGGAACAGACAAGCGTGAAACGGTATGGCAATCTTTATGAAAAAATCTGTTCAATGGATAACCTGTATCTTGCGTTTCAACACGCAAAGAAAGGCAAAGGATGGTACAAGGAAGTTCAGCAGATTGAGAAAAGACCATACTACTATTTGGCGGGTCTGCAATGGATGCTTCAAAACCATTTATACAAAACTTCGGAATATGCCACTTTTACGAAAAAGGACGGCAAGAAGGAACGGGAAATATACAAACTTCCATTCTTCCCTGACAGAATTGCACAATGGGCGGTTTTACAGGTGATTGAACCGCAGTTATTAGCGTATTTCACTGATGACACATATTCAGCAATACCAAACAAGGGTATTCATGCAGCATACAAGAAGTTACGGTTGGCGGTTGATACCGTGCCGGAAGAAATGACCTATTGTTTGAAAATAGACTGCAAGAAATTTTACCCTTCCATTGACCATGAAACACTAAAACAGAAGTTCAGACGGAAGTACAAAGACCCTGAACTGCTTGAACTGATTGATGAAGTAATTGATTCAATCAGCACTTGTCCGGCAACGGATGAAAACATTGAATTTTATCGGTCTTGTGGTAATGAAATCAAGATAGTGAAGGTAAACGGCAAGGACTTCATTGAAGGTGTAGGTATTCCAATAGGGAACTACTTTTCACAGTATGATGGCAATTTCTTCCTATCAGGTTTTGACCACTGGATAAAAGAAGTTAAGCGGGTAAAGCACTATTACCGTTATATGGATGATATTTGTATTTTTGCAAGAACCAAAGAAGAACTGCATCAGTTACTTGCAGAAATCAATGAATACTTCATACAGAATTTGAAATTAAGAATAAAAGGCAACTATCAGATATTCCCTTCGTTCATCCGGGGTATTGATTTTGTAGGGTACAGGATTTTCTTGAAAGATACCCTTCTTAGAAAATCCACCTGTCAGGAATTTGAACGGAAAATGACCGCAATCAGGAAGAAGATTGAAAGCGGTCAGGAAATGAACTATTCAGAATGGTGTGCAATCAATTCCTATAAGGGTTGGTTGAAATATTGTGATAGCAGCCGATTGTCTGAAAAATATATTGAACCAATTCAGCCTTATGCTGATAGGTACTATAAAGATCATATCAAGAAAGGTGGTAAAAAGCATGAAAGAGTACGGAAAAGTACGCAGTACAAAGCAGCCTGAACAGAAGGTCATTGATGACTATTCAGTTTGGGTTGCAGAGAACATCACCCCGGTCACAGAAGCCGGGACAGATGAACAGCCGGGGTTCACTGGTTATGAATATGACCTGACCCAGTACACCAAGGATGAATACATCAAAATGATTGATGACAAAAACGCATCCTTGGAAGATCAGATGACACAGGCACAGGAAGCCATGTGTGAAATCTATGAAATGATGGCATAAGGAAGGGGTGAGAATATGGCAAACATTTATGCAGCACTTATCATCAAGGGTAAGAAGTCAATCAATGATGTTCCTGACAAGATCAGGGATGAAGTCAAACAGGTGCTTATTGATGAAGGACACCCGGAACTGGCAGAAGGTGATAACTGATGTTGTTTCAGTTCATCATAAAAATTTTATTCAGAAAGGATGTGGAATCTATGGCAGTGATCTATGCAACCCTTATCATTAAGGGCAAGAAAACCTTTGCTGATGTACCTGAGAAAATCAAGGACAAAGTGAAGGGAGTTCTGATTGACCTTGATTGCCCTGAATTAGCAGAGTAATCAACAGACAAGGAAATTATCACAGGAACAAAAACAACCGCTATATGACCCTTATATGAGGTCACAAGCGGTTGTTTTTATGTTCAGAAAGGACAGAGAAAATGAAACAGACTATTTGCAGTGTATTAGGTGTGATTGGTTCAGCAATCGCATCTTTTTTTGGTGGTTGGGATGCGGGACTTGCAACCCTTCTGATCTTCATGGGTCTTGATTATATTTCAGGACTGATTGTTGCGGGGGTGTTCAAGAACAGTCCCAAGACTGACACGGGTTCACTTGAAAGCAAGGCGGGGTGGAAAGGTCTTTGCAGAAAGTGCATGACCCTGATTTTTGTACTGGTTGCGTACCGCCTTGATCTTGTCATTGGCACAAATTACATCAGGGATGCAGTAATTATTGCGTTCATTGCCAATGAAACAATTTCCCTTGTGGAAAATGCGGGTCTTATGGGTTTACCACTCCCGGCAGTTATCACCAAGGCTATTGATATTTTGCAGAAAAAGACAGAAAGTGAGGTAAAAAATGAGTAATTCAAGTTTAGTGTGTTATACAAAGTTATCACCAAACCATTCAGGAAAGCGTACACACAGTATTGACCGTATCACACCGCATTGCGTAGTCGGTCAGTTATCGTGTGAAACAATTTGTGCTTGTTTCCCGGAAGGAAGGGGGGCAAGTTGTAATTATGGTATCGGTTCAGATGGTAGAATTTCCCTTTGCGTTGATGAAGGCAACCGTTCTTGGTGTTCTTCATCCAATGCAAACGATCAGCGGGCGGTTACTATCGAATGTGCATCTGATAAAACTGAACCGTATGCAATGACGGATGCAGTATATGAATCACTGGTGAACCTTTGCACAGACATCTGCAAGCGTAACGGAAAGAAAAAACTTCTTTGGTTTGCTGATAAGGATAAAACACTTGCTTACAATCCGGCATCTGATGAAATGGTCATCACTGTTCATAGATGGTTTGCAAACAAGTCTTGTCCGGGTGATTGGTTATATAATCGTTTGGGTGATCTTGCTGCAAGAGTAACGGCAAACCTTGGTGGTAGTCAGTCATCTAACAATGATGTTTTATACCGTGTTCAGACTGGTGCATTTTCTGTTAAAGAAAACGCTGATCGTATGCTTAAAAAAGTAAAGGCAGCCGGATTTGACACATACATGATTCAGGTTGATGGAATGTATAAAATTCAGGTCGGGGCATATAGCAAGAAAAAAAATGCTGATGCAATGGCAAACAAGCTGAAAGCAGCCGGGTTTGATACTTTCATTACTACACATGGGGGTCAGGCGGTGTCAACTACTTCAACACCTACAAGGGAAGTCACCATTGGTAGTGCCGTAAGGTTAAAGAAAGGTGCAAAGACTTATTCAGGTGGTTCACTTGCATCATTCGTGTATGAAAGAAATCATCAGGTAACACAGTTAAGTGGTGACCGTGCTGTCATTTCATACAAAGGTACAGTTGTTGCAGCGGTTCACAAAGATGATCTGATTCTTGTGTAACCCGGTGTTACTAATTTGTTACTAAATAGCGGGATTTTGTGAGATTTGCAGAGATATTCAAAACTGAACTTTTCAGCAAATACGGGCAAAAAGCGGGGTGTTATATCAATGAAATTTATGATATAATATAAACATAAAAAGGTGCTGCCGATAGACGGTTAGCCTAGATTATATGTGTTATGTAAAAATAACCGCAACCTTGGCCGGGGCGGTTATTTTTTCTGCCGTGATTATCTTTCCCGATGAGGTAAAATAATCCGGCAACACTAATTAACAAACTCATTAACTGCAAAAGTTCACTTGTTGTTATCAT